TTGTTTTAGGGTAGCAGATAATTACCCAGGAGACATGAAGTTCTCCGTGGCCCTCGGCTCGCTGCTGGACATTTTCGTCTGTGGCGGCCTTGGGTGCTCGGTTGAGGAGGAGTCGTATGATGACGCCTCTGAGATCTTGAGCGAGTCAAGCGACAGGGATGCGGTGCGTAACACCACCGCTCTCAAGTCTGCGTTCTTGAACGTGGTCGTGCCGGAGGTGCGCCCCGTGAGTGGTCACACTCATGGGGTTAGCGCCGCCGCACGGTCCACGGCGAGTGCAACGATCGATCGCATTGGAGACGTCACGGGATTGAAACCCGTCTTCGTCCAGGGTTCCGCGGCTGACCTTCGAGCCGGTCGCGTTATCACCAGGAGTTACTTCTGGGCCAAGGATTTTATGGCGCCCCCTCAACGTAAGCGCGAGGGGGACGCCTATGCCATGGTGGATGTTGATTACTACGTGGACATGCCGAAGCAGTTGGTGGACAATTTTGCTCCTCACTTTTTGTATACCCTGGTTCCGTCCGGGGTTGCGAAGGATGTTGGGGAGTACAAGTACACCTTTGACAAGGATGACAACGTGGTTTATGACGTGTCTGGCGGGGGCCATTACGAACATCCCTTGTGGGATTGGAGTGGTGACTCTGTTCGGGTTGAAAAGCGTAACATGGTCGGAATTACCACACGGGTAGCTTTCTACGCCATTGAAAGGCGTTGGATTGACGACGACCATCAGCTAGTCTTGCTAGCACCCCTTAAACGTTATGTGGGGTGGTGGGACAGCTATGTTGCCAAGCGCCTGGTGGCCGCGCGTGGTCTTGATAGGCTACGTGTGGTCGATGGCGAATTCACGCGTATGCGGGTGAATGTTGGGGAGTCAATGATGGTGTGCACGGGTAAGCCGCTAGCCTATACTCAGGCGAGCGTACCGGCGCGCGTCGACGACGCCCTAGCTAGTACCGCTAAGACCGTGAAACATGGCCTAACGCTTGCGACCGTGAAGAGTAAGATGTCTGACGGTGCCGTCGTGTCCGGGGATAGTAAGAACTTTCCCGGTTGCGAGGTGCTGTTGGAATACCACCTCTCACGCCCCCGCGCGATCGCCCAAACTGTGTCTGGAGCTGTGAGGCGTTTCCAGTGGGTGCCGAGAGGCACACATGTGGAGGACGACACCGCCCCGGGCATGGTCGCTTTCATGCAGCCGTTGTTGGATGGGGCTTTTGTACCGGATAAGTGCAGAGGCAACGACTTACGTGCGGCACAAGAGCGAGTTGAGAAACTCAAGGCACTTGATGTGGAGATGGATTCCTTTACGTCTAGGTGCATGAATGAGTTTAGAGACTTGCTTCTGCGTGAGTTCGCCGGAACGTTAACCCCTGTGGAGATGGATGAGGTTTATGAACGCCAGGCCAAGCCTACTCAGCGGCGCATTCTTGATGCGGCGCAGCACGAGAAGCGCATGGACAAGGCTAAGAACTTCGTTAAGAGAGAAGCCTACGGCAACGTGAATGACCCGCGTGTCATCTCACAGATCTGTGGGCCAGACAAGATGGCATACTCGGCCTATATGTACCCGTTTGCTGATATTATCAAGCTGCAGGACTGGTATGCGTTTAGCAAGACCCCTAGGGAGATTGCTGAGCGTGTTGCACAGATCTGCGAGTCCGCAAACTATGTGGACAATACTGATTTCAGCAGAATGGACGGCCGTGTCGGCAATGTGGCACGTGAGCTAGAGACTCGGGTGATGCTGGCTGCTTTTAAGCCAGAACACAGAACTGAATTGCACGAGTTGATGCGCAATCAGTACTGCTTGAGGGGCGTGATGGGGTCTGGGGTCAAGTATGACACTGGACTGGCACGCTCTTCTGGATCACCAGAGACCTCCGCTTTCAACACTATGCTGAATGCATTCATCATGTATCTCACTCTACGCAAACAGCTCACACCGGAGGGTGCCTACAACTCACCGCACGAAGCGTGGGCAGGGTTGGGCATCTACGGGGGGGATGACGGACTGACGGCTGGGTTGGATCGTAAACTTGCCGAGAAGTCGGCAGCGGCAGTGGGGCAGAAACTGGAGCTCTTGAGAGTCCATCGGGGTGAACTCGGTGTGTCTTTCTTAGCCAGGCGTTATGGGCCCGACGTTTGGTTTGGAGCAGCTGATAGTTGTTGTGATATAGCTAGACAGCTCGCCAAGTTCCACGTTACTGTGCATCTACCAAGCAGTATATCTGCGGTGGATAAATTGCGGGAGAAGGCTTTCGCATTTTCGCTGACTGACTCCAACACCCG